CCGACGGAGCACCTACTCATCCCACGAGAAGACTTCAACAAGACGATCCGATTTCTCCACCTCTCCAAGAGCGATGCGTACTTCAAGTACTTCCAACCCGTGACAGCGGTAACGCCCATGAAGATCGGTCTCGTTCCCGGTGCATACAAGCCCTATCACGCCGGCCACGATGCGGTCATTCGCCTCGCCGCCGAGGAAAACGATCGGGTGATGGTCTTCGTGTCCCTGTCGGACCGCGACAACGTCAGCGGCAAGGTGATGCAGCAGGTATGGTTGGATCAGATCCAGCCCTCGTTGCCCCACAACGTCCAAGTCTTCTATGGCGGTTCCCCTGTGGGCGAGATCTACAAGCTCCTGGGCAAGGCGAACGAAGAGAACTGTGGAGACATCTTCAGCATCTATTCAGACCCCACCGACGCCGCGCAAAACTACAAAACATTGGACCGTTACGCTGGCAGCCTGGTCGCCAACGGACAGGTGAAGACGCGAGCGATCGAACGAACGTCGACGGTAGACGTGTCTGGGACCCAGATGCGCCAGTGGCTCGCCAGCGGTGACAAAGACCAGTTCATCAAGAACCTGCCGAAGAGCATTGACGGTGAAGCGGTCTGGTCGTTGCTGACCCAAACCCGTGTGTCAACCTGCTGGTGTACATGATACAGTGGCAGCATGAAGACAGAGAACAAGGCACGACGGAAAGTGACGTCGTGTGGAGGGCTGCCCTGGCGAGTGCGCAACGGGCGCGTGGAAGTCCTGCTCATCAAGCAGTTCGCTCACAAGGACAGCTGGGGGATCCCGAAGGGTCACATGCACGAGGGCGAGACCGAGGAGGCATGCGCCATCCGCGAAGTTCGCGAGGAAGCTGGCGTTGATGTCCAGCTCGGCCTGCGCCTGCCCAACGTGGGCTGCGTGGTCCGCGACGAAGACAAGACGGTGATCTCCTGGCTGTGCACTGTGGTGGGCAGCGAAGAGCCCAGGCATGACGACCCCGACAGCGAAGTCGCCGATGCGCGGTGGTTCGATGTAGCCCTGTTGCCGACGATCCATGTCTACCAGCGACCCCTCATCGCGGCGGGCGTCGAGACGGTGTTCAAGCTCCTGGAGAACCAACCGAAGTGAGCCTATTTAGGGCTGATGGGCAGGCTGGCTGAAAAGGTTCTCCTCCAGGAGTTCGTGCGTGAGGTCCTGCGGGAGGACGATGGCGGCGTCTACGGTGACCTTGCCATGGCAGACGCCATGCAAAACCCGTGGGGCGTCAGCTTTGGCTCGGGCAAGGACCTCTACAACATCTTCGTCAAGCCCTTCGCTGACGTCGTCCAGACGGCTGCCGGCAAGACGAAGGAGCTGTCCCAACGTGGACAGACGTTGCTCCGCGTCACGTTTGAGACCGTAGCGACAACGCTCATCCCGTTCCTGACTGACTCTTACAATGAGATCTTCGAGCACGAGAAGGAGAAGCTTGACAAGATCCGTTCGGAGTACGCCGAGGTCTACCGTTCCAATTGGGATGCTTTCAAGGACGAAGACTTTCAACTCCTTGCGTTCATGTACAACCCCGGCCGCTTCATCACCAGCAAGGTGTTGAAGAAGTCACCTGCGGTTGCTGTCGAGCTCCTCAGCATCGTGTCGGGTGGCACGTTGGATGCTTACCTTGATCCGATCAAGAAGGCGCTGGACAGCGGTGAAGAGCCGCTTACGGGACTGGATCGCGCCAATGGCAAGCGAAAAAACGTTGAAGACGTCTTCGGCAGCGGGGGTGGAGGCGGGTACGACGTAGGTTGGGGAGGCGGCGGCGGACACCACATGGAGGGCGTCATCCGCGAAGCTGAAGGAAGCCAGCAGCCTGCCACGCCCGAGCAGAAGCTCGCCAACCCCAAGCTGATCCAAGCCGTCAACAACAGTCAGATGGCTCGCAAGATGAGGCAGCAAGCGCAGCAACTCGTCCGTGCTCCGCTGACACAGGTCTACAAGCAAGCGCAAGCTGTGTTGGGAGCGAACTCGATCCAGGACCTGCAACAGAAGTTGGGCAAGCGCCTGAAGGGCGCCGAGAAACTCGAGCAGATCGAACCGCAAGCGCGCCAGGCCGCCGAACAGCAGCTGATGGCAGGCGTCAAGAAGTCGATGAAGGACTTCTACATCAAGAGCCTGACGCAGCAGGCCAAGAAGTTCGAGGGAACCCCGGTCCTCGACGACTACAAGCAGGCGATCAGCAAGATCAAGGCGCTCTGAACACGTTCTGGGCTCCGTTGTAGGGTCTCGTCCATGGCACGAGGCAAAAAGAACGCACCCACCGCCGACAAGGCAGTCGCTGAGATGCAGCCGGACGAGCTCAACGCTCTCCGCGAGCTCGTCAAGGAGTTCATGGCGAAGGTCGAGAATCTCGACAGCGAGATGGAAGGCCTGAAGCAGGACAAGAAGGAGCTCATCGAGGAGTACAAGGAGAAGCTGGACATGAAGACCTTGCAGATTGCTCTGCGGATCCTCAAGCTCCAGAACGCCGTCCAACGGCGCGATTCCTTCGACCTCTTCATGGAAGCTTTGACGGATCCCGCGCAGTGAACGCTCACATCACCGATCCTCCCGGCACGCCATGCAAACGATGCGGTCTGATCTACTCGATCAAGACAGCATACACGCCGTGCCTTGAAGAGGGTCAAACTTGGGAAGAGTGGTACGAGAACCTGAACGAAGGTCAGAAGAAGACAGTCGAGTTCAGGCCCGCCAAATCATCACCCATGACGTGAAGTAGGATCGGGGTATGCCGGCCAAGAAGAAGGACAAGCCCCCGCAGCTGACGCCCCAGCCGACCTGGGAATTGTTGCTGACCAAGACGCAGCTGATCCACCTGCGCGACCTGATGTCGATCCTGTTGCCGCCTGACGGTGCACGCACTGTCTCACAGGTCCTGGCAGCAGGCGAGGCACGGGTCGTTGCCGAGACCCAGCTGTGGGCAGACATCGCCCAGCTGTGCCGCCAGGCAAAGATCCCGATCAACAAGCAGGCACCTGACTTCGTCGTCATGGTGACAGGTGCCCCCGCCCTGGACGTCGTCAGGATCGCAGAAGATCCGGATGAGCAAGAGCAGGCGGGACCGGACGGTGACCCGTCGGCGCTGCTGGACGCCTTGCAGGATGCCCTCGCAGAGGAGCAGGCCGAGCCCGAGAAAAAGCCGGCACCGAAGAAGAAGGCAACCAAGGGGAAGAAGCCGTGACATCCTACCGGGTCGGTCAGGTCCTGTACGTCATCTTTCACAAAGAGACGAAGATCTACCCGATGCAGGTCGTCGAGGAGGTCACCAAGAAGACCCTGAACGGGACCGAGACCACGTACATGGTGAAGGGTGGCCCATCAGCGGGTGATCCCATCCCGATCGAGCGTGTCGAGGGCGAGTTCTTCGATTCGGCTGCGAAAGTCCAGAAGGAGCTCCTGTCACGGGCGACAAGCGGGATCAACTCGCTTGTCGAGAACGCAGTGTCCAAGGCACAGGAGTGGTTCCCCACGGGTTTCGAGGAGACGGCGTCAGAGGACATGTCGATCCCCCTGAAGCCCGCGGAGCCCGGCCAGATCAAGCAGACTCGAGTCCCGTCCCCGCCGAAGCCCCGCAACAAGAAGCCGCAGGGTCCGCCGCCTGAAGTCGCCGAGCTCGCTGCTGAACTTCAGGCCGAGAACGAGAAGTTGGAGGTCGAGATGGCCGACGGCACTCGAGTCCGGGTCAACAGCATCAAGGTCCCCGAGAGCATCACTGGGTGATACTTAGAGGGATGCGGATCACGATCGGGAGGCTGCGGCAGCTGTTCGCTGAGGCGATGGAAGAAGCCAAGATCGCTGCCCACCCCGAGTACATGAAGAAGGAAGCGGTCCGCGAGCGCGAGCAGAAGCGCATCGAGGAGATGGTCGCTTCCGACGTCATCAAGAGCCAGGATGACCTTGACACCTTCTGGATGGCGTTGAACGCATTGAAGGCTGTCCCCTACGAAGTCTGGGCGAAGATGGCCAAGAAGAGCGCCTGAAAAAGCGTCCCCACCCGTTGTAGGGTGCTTCAAATGGAGCTGGTCATCGGTCTGGTGGCGTTGCTGGTCGTCGCCCTGATCGCGTCTGAGAGCCGCGCGCGTTACAGTGCATACGCTCTGAAGCGAAACCACATGGCAAGCCTGATGCGGCTGGATGACCAGGTCCGCGTCAACCTGCCTCCGACCGCCAGCGAGCTGATGTCAGCAGCGATCGAAGAAGAGCTCAACGAGGTGTGACATGGGACTCATGGCGTGGTGGCGTCGCAAGTTCGGCAAAGATGTCAAGACTTTCACGGACGACGAGAAGGTCGAAGCATACGTGACCGCCGGTGCTGAGATCGGCTCGGCGGTATCGTACATCTACATGGGCGAGTGCATCGGCTTCGACAAGTTGCTCGACCAGTGGGAAGCCACCGAGAAGGCGTACAGCGACTTGGGCTTTCGGACGCTGAGCATCGATGACTTCACCAGCTACGGCGGCTGGGGCAAGGACATCTCACACCTGCTCCGCGTTCCCCGCAAAGAGGGGGAGAAGCCGGTGTTCCACGCCGCCTACTACCGCGAGCACTTCTTCGGCCGGGTCGGCATGTCAGACGTTGTCAAGAAAGCGATGCAGGGCGAAGTCGCGGTCGGACAGTACCGCGTGCCCTCGACAGAACACCTGAAGCAGGGGTGAACGTGGCTTCCTCTATCTGGTACGTGTGGTTCACCGCGAGCAAGCCCGATTTCGTCGAGGCTCTGTGTGCAAAGATGATCCGGCGGGGCTGGACAGTCGGCCCACTGGGCCGGCACCTGATCACCGAACACGAGGACTCGCCATCGTGCGTGGTCGCTCTGTCGATCCACCGCGTCCCACGGACCGAGGAAGAAAAGAAGGAGTACACCGTCAGCGGAGTGTACGCCGAGCTGTGCGACGTGATGCGGTACATCAAGGGCAAGTACTGGAGCCTTGTCGTCAGTGAGTCAGCGGGCTGCACCTGGTCGTACGGCAACGAAAGGATCAGCAAGAACGAGAAAGAACAGGCAGAGGCAGCCAAGAAAGTCAACTAGCTATGCGCGACGTACTGTGGATCACTCTCACCATCATTGGGTGGGGATGTTGGAGCGTGGTGCAGAAGCTGGCTCTCCGGCACACGTCTCCAGCGATGGTCCAGCTCATCAACGCTTACGTCTACAGCACCTTTGCTCCCATCATCTACTTGGTGATGAAAGCCAAGAACGCGCCTTTTGTCTGGAACACATGGGGGATCGTGTGGACGACAGTCGCCGCGAGCTTGGCGACGCTAGCGAGCTTCGCTTTCTTGTTCGCGATCCAGGACAAGCCTGTCTATCAGGTGTTGAGCTACGCTGAGCTCCACCCGATCTTGAGCTTCATCCTGTGTTGGGTCCTGCTTGGTGAGGCATTCACGCTCCAACGTGCCCTTGGCGCGATCATGATCGTTGCGGGATGCATCATCATGAACCGGTGAAACCGTCGTTGACACCGCATGAGGTGTAATTCATGCTCAATTATGGTAGACTTGTCTGGTGAGAAACCTGACCCGAGCACAACGCAAGAAGGCGCAGAAAGAGTTCGAGGTCGGCGACGTGGTAACGTGGGGCGAAGGCACCATTGCACACCGCGTCATCGACGTCAACCCTCGTGGCGTTGTGGTTGACGTGACGTCGATGATGGCGCACGATCCGCTCACGCCCTTCTGGGCGAGCAAGCTGCCCGATGGACGGTGGGCGCTGCTGGTCTTGTTCGACCACAACGTCCAGGGTCCAGGACCCAGGTGCCGGTACCGTGAACACGGAGTGTGTTCAGGACCGCCGCGTCACACTGACATGGAACCCGACAAGCCGCCGAGGATTTGACCGATGCTGAAGGACTTCTTACCTGGTGATCTGGTCCTGTCAGACCGCCCCGACTTCAAGGTTCCCGAGGACGAAAAGTCACGTATCGGGATGGTGTTGGGGCACATCCCACCGGGTACAATGGGAAATGGGTTCGCGGTCACCCAACTCCTCGTCTTCTGGACAGGACCCCGGCACGGGCACAAGCCCTTCACACTCGAACCCGACCACAGGTTGAAACACGCATGAGCAAGATCCTCATCATCGACGGCGCGAACTTCATGTATCGCGCTCGGGCTGGGTTCCAGCTGGGCGACTTCAACGTCGTTTACAACTTCGTCCGCAACCTCCGGTCGCTGGTCGAGCAGATGGCTCCCACTCGCGTCTACTTCACGTTGGAGGGAGCGCCCCGGCGCCAGCTGGAGAAGCTGCCCACCTACAAGGCCAACCGCATCGGCCGTGACGATCACCAGGAGGGCAAGCGTAGCGAGGAGGACTACCGGCGCCAGAACCAGATCATCGTCCGCATCCTCGAGCACATGCTGCCCGTCACCGTGGTCCAGCACCCGGACTTCGAGGCCGATGACCTCATCTACAACCTGATCAAGCGTTCGAGCAGCGCGATCGAATGGACTGTCGTGTCGACAGACTCCGACTTCATCCAGCTGTTGCAACAGTTCTCGAACGTCAAGCTCTACAACCCGGTCACCAAGAAGTACGTCCAGGCCCCCGACTACGAGTACGTCGTCTGGAAGGCGCTCCGCGGTGACGGCAGCGACAACATCCCCGGGATCCCGGGCATCGGCGACGTGCGTGCTACTGAGCTGGCCAACGACTATGACGAGCTGTGCCGGCTGCGTGCGAACGCAACGTTCGAGGAGCAGTTCAAGCGTAACTTCGACCTCATCCACTTCCAGGCCTGGTCCGACGAAGAGGCACTGAAGATGAGGTCGTCAGGTGCTCCCCGCAACTGGGACCTGATCAAGGAGCAGTTCGAGGACATGGCCTTCAAGAGCATGCTCAAGGAGGGGACCTGGGACAAGTTCGTCGCCACGTTCGACCCCCTCTGGGGTCCTTCCGAGGATGCGCCGAAAACAGTGTAAGTCATGCTCGACTGTGGTAGACTGGAGGCATGGCAGTCAAAAACACTCGAGTGAGCCAGGCCATCGCGAAAGCGGTCGAGCTGAACCGTACCATCAAGACGTTGCAGGCTGACCTGGAGGGCTTGAAGGACGTCATTCGGGCCGAGGGTGAAAAGTTCTCGGAGGACGGCAAGCTGGTCGAGTTCGAGTCACCGGCTGGTGTGGCGACGGTGTGCTTCTACAAGGACGGCGCATCAGTGGTCGAGGGTGCCAACCTGCGGGAGCTGAGGGAGACGCTCCCCAAAGTTACCTGGGAGGACCTCTTTGTCGAGAAGGTGGTCCTGGCCCAGGGCTTCAACGAGAAGTTTGAGCAGCTCGGGAAGCGGCAGAAGCGCATTGTCGGCGAGTACGTCGAGTTCAAGCCGAAAGCGCCGCACGTGATCCTTCCCAAGTGACTGTCTCGATTGTGAACTTCTGAACCTCGTGGCCTACCTACCCTCGTGGGAGGTGGGACATGAAGCAACCGTGGCGGACGTTGGGCTGGTTGTGGGCCCTCCCGCTCACGTTGTTCGGTCTCATCTACACGTCGATCTTCACTATCCTCGGGTGGTACACGAACCAGGGTCGCCACGGCGACGCTCTGGTCTGGAATGTCAACCACGACCGGATGCCCAGGATCCTGCAGCGCGCCTGGCGCCACTGGAACGGGCACACTGTCGGAAACGTCGTCATCATCAATGGCACTGTTGACACTCACCGGGGTCGCATCACCCTCCGGCACGAGCAGGAACACGTTCGCCAGGGCATGGTGTTGGGCGTCTTCCTCCCGATCTTCTACACCGCAGCCTACGTCGGGTTGAAGTTCTGTGCCCATGCCCACCCGTACTACGACAACCCGTTCGAGATCGATGCTCGCCGGGCGGCTGGACAAGTCGTCGACGTGATCGGGGCGTTGAAGCGTGCGGTGGCGGAAGGCCGGATCAAGGTGCCGCCCAGGAAGAATACGTAAGGGCATGGCGCCCGATTTCAATGCCCTCCAGGCCGAGGTCCTCGCAGAGTTCCCGGACTTCAAGATCGTCAACAAGGCCGACAGCTGGTTCATGAAGCTGGTCAGCCACTTCATGGTGAGTTCATTCATGGACTCATTCGTGACAACGATCTGGAACACGGTCTACGTTCCCTCGGGTTGGGCCACCTACAGCGAGGCTGAGAAGTGCTCGTTGCTCCGGCACGAGCGGGTCCACATGCGCCAGGCGCGCAAGCTGACGTTCCCGCTGTTCGCCTTCCTGTACCTGTTGGTCTTTCTGCCCATCGGCCTCGCGTACTTCCGGGCCAGGTTCGAGATGGAGGCGTACACCGAGTCGCTCCAGGCTGACAAGGACTACGGGGCAACCAACTGGAACAGCTCGGAGATGAAGGCATGGGTCGCGTCCCAGTTCACCGGTCCCTCGTACGGGTGGATGTGGCCCTTCCCGGGCACCATCGCCAAGTGGGTCGACGAAGCCGTTGCTAGCGTCCGCTGAGGGGCCTAGTTACCCTCATGGCGCGCACCCCCGTTACGGAAACCCTCCTCAAGCAACTCGTCCAGGAAGCTCTGGCTCCCGCGGGCGGTACCGGCAGCGTCAAAGAGATGCTGCAGTCCCTGGTCAACGGCATCGGCGAGAAGCTGAAAGGGCAGTACCCGCCCGAGGCAGTGGACGCTGAGATGAAGGACCTGTCGACACAGATCGAGGCACTCATCCGGTCCAGCGTCGCGAAGCTGAAGTCTTCGGGCGCCAAGCCTGCAGCCTGAGTGATCTGAAAAAGCTAGATGCTGTGGCCTAGCTATGGGTAACATGAAGAAACATTACCCTCATGGGCCCTGCGCCCCAGCTTGGCAAGAGCGTCTTCTTAGGGAGACAGACACTGATGAGTTCTGTTATACCCAGGGTTTGCTTGACGAACGACTCGAATTCGACGATGATCGTAAGATCGTCATGACAGTGAAGCAATTGAAAGAGTTGCTCAAACGAAGCAAACGGTGAAGCTGGCGAGTGATTAGCTTGCCAGCTTCGGGTTCACTGAAACCAAACGAGTGTCAATTGCCCAGACCCACCGTTGCCACCCGGGTACGTTCCTGCCCCCGAGGCACCACCGCCTCCTGCACCCGTGTTCGCTGCTGCAGACTGTCCAGCGCTGCCAGCGCCCGTTCCGGTGCCACCATTGCCGCCGTTGCCGTAGGGGCCGGCGCCACCGCCACCACCTGGGTTTTTGCCCGATTGAACGACGCCTGGGGCGCCGCCCTGGAAGACGTTGTGAAGGTTCGCGCTGCCGGACGAAGCCGTGTAGATCTGTCCCTGACCGAGACCACCATAACCCGGACCCGCAACCGCGACAAGGCCCGTGATTGCATCACTTGCACCCGCGGCGCCGTTATGTCCGCCTCCATCGCCACCGTCACCACCCGCCGCACCGATGAACGACGAGAGAAGGGTGCTGCTACTGATAGAGAACGTTGTGGAGCCACCCGCACCACCGATCTCTTGACCACCCATCGAAGGAGAGTCAGTCGGAGCGATGCCACCTGCGCCGATACCAATCCAGTATGTGGTACCAGACGTGACGCTGACGATAGCATCCATCAGGATGGAACCGCCGCCTCCACCTGCGCCGCCCCCAGCTCCTGCTCCACCTCCACCGCAACCCTCAAGGAATACAGGACCGGTGATCGGAGCAACCCAAGCTTGACTTCCCGTTGCGACAAGCGTCTGCATGCCAATGGACGCCGACGTGAATGAAATGCTCGTAATGACTGTCATTTGATGATCTCCCGGGGTAGATTTAGGCATGGGATCAAGCAAATACGCAGTGATTGACGAAATTTTGGGGACTGGCACAGACTTGTCACAAGTCTGTTGCGTCGAGATCGGATCAGAACGAGGTGAGGGCAGCACTGCCTGGCTTCACACTTGGTGCGTTCAACACGGCATGGAGTTTTGGACTTGTGACTTCGATCCTGCGATCGCTGATAACGCACGTACTTTGACGCCCAACGTCATATGTGCAAAGGGTGAGGAGTGGCTCACCAAATCACCTCCCCAGAAGCCCGTCGCTTTCGCCTACCTCGACAACTTCGACTGGATCTTTCCCAAGAACGTCAGCAAGCCCTGGCGCCTCCAGACGGGTCGTTACCTCGAGATCGATGGCACTGTCATGAACAACGTTAATTCGCAAGCAACTCATTTCGCTCAAGCCAACGCACTGCTCCCGTTGTTCGCACCCCATGCTTTCGTCTTGTTCGATGACACTTGGCGTTATGATACGGGCGAGTACGACGGCAAGGGCGGGACCGCGGTACCTTTTTTGCTTGCTAATGGGTTTTCAATCATTAGCGAGAAGGTCACACCCGAAATTGGCACTCGTGACATCTTTGACGGGTGGGTGCTGCTCCGACGGGGGTAATCGTGGACAACGGTAACGCTTATGTCCTGTTTCATGACACAACGAACAACGTTGCGACTTGCCACGTAATGTCTGACGACGTTTGATTTTCGTCGCTTCAGACTGTTTGAGACCGGTCAAACTCTTTGCGATCTTTGCACGCCAAGCTTCTGGTTTGGGTGACGTTGCGGCCGAATGAGGTGGGTGTCCAAGCAACGTCTTCGAAATCTTGGCTCTCACTTCAGCACGTTTAGCGGGGTTGACATCGCCCACCTTGCCCAACGTGCAACCATACCCGCCGCTGCCACCCAATGTGAAGTTGCAGCCAATGTCGTTCGGATCATCGTGCGAGTGATTGGTTGAAAACGTCTTCTCACCTGCGATTGTTTTGACTTCCCACTCATTGGAAGCATCAAAACTAACGGGACCTACACAAACTTCGATCCGAACACCGTAGCGTTCGACGATTGCTTTGTGTTTGTGGTTTCGGTTCTTCAGGTCAGATGCTCGTCGTAAGAGCCCACGACCAACGTAAAAGCAACGAGGGGTTTCCTCTAGCGTCCAGTGCTTGTACCCGTAGAACCGCTCTGGTGTCGGCTGCACGACCATACTTAGTGGCATGAAGACGTCTCAGAATGGACTTAACTTCATCGCACGCGAAGAGGGGGAGGTCGACCATGTCTACAAAGACATCGCCGGCATTCCCACAATCGGGATCGGCCATGTGGTCAGGCCAGGTGAGTCCTTCCCGAACGGCATCACCCACGATCAGGCTCTTCAGATCCTCGCCGGGGACGTCGGCGTCGCTGAGGGTGCTGTCAACACAGACATCACCTACTCCGGCTTGACGCAGAACATGTTCGATGCGTTGGTGTCGTTCACCTTCAACTGCGGCACTGGCTCGCTCAAGGTCTCATCGATCCGGTCCAAGCTCAATGCTGGCGACGTGCCCGGTGCTGCAGACGCATTCCTCTTGTGGTGCAAGGCCACGGTCAACGGCGTGTTGACGACCGACAAGGGACTCTACAACCGCCGGATGCGGGAGCGCCAGCTGTTCCTGACGCCCGACGGTCAGCCGCTGGTGAAGCCCGCTCCCGTCGATCCTCCGGCTCCGCCCGCACCGCCGGTCGAGCACCCGGCTCCCGACCATGCCAACGTGCCCATCAACCAGCAGCCGCTGGTCCCGAACGAGCAGCCCGCTGACCGCATCATCAGGCTGGTGAAGTCGCACGTGGGGTGCAGCCTCAGCGAACGACGTGCGGAGCTGGGCAAGCTGGTGGCACGCGGGGTCGATAGCCCCGAACAGGTCGTCACCATCTCGACCAACTGCGCGACGACCGCTCTCGGCATCATGGCTGAAGCGGGCGTCCGCGATGCGATCCTGAACAAGCCCTACCAGTCGGGCATGGCAGTGTCGTGGGTCCGGCAGATCGGCATCAACACGGGTGCCCTCGTCAAGTTCGACGGCAAGACGATGCCGAAGCCCGGTTCGCTGCTGCACTACAACACGCCCGGGACGAACAATGACCACGTTGAGTGGCTGTTGGGCCCGATCGATGCCCAGGGCAACGCTGACCACGGCGGCGGCGGTCGCTCCAACAACGCGATCACCGAGGGCACCGGCAACGTCATGTCGTCCTGGGGCCGACCATTGGTCGAGTGGTGGGACCCCGACAAGCTCGGCATCCCGGTCCTGGTGCAGGACCAGCCGGCTCCCGTGGCCCCTCCGCCGCCCCCAGACCCTCCCGCACCAGTCCCGACACCGGTACCCCCTCCGGCCCCGGTGACGCCTCCCGTGCAGCCCTCCAAGTCAGCCCTGCAGGCCATCGTGGATGCCATCAGCTGGCTGGTCAAAGCGCTCCTGAAACCGAGGACCTGATGTCTAATCTGCTCCGCCAGTACATCCGAGCGACGCTCGACGAGCTCCGCATCGACCCGAAGATGATGGCTGTCCTCCGCGGGACGGGCATCCGCGATCAGGACACTCCGGGTAGCCACGAAGCTCGCGTCGTTGCCAACGACTGGCTGGAGCACATGGGCGAGAGGTCGCACCACCACAAGGTGCGCGTCCACCGCTACGTTGCGAGGAAGTGGCCCCAGCTCGTCAAGCGTTTCCGTGGTGACAGGGACGCAGCGCGGCAGACTTTGTACAACCTGCTCGACATGAAGTTGAGTGAGGGCGAGGACTGACCGATGAGAAACTGGAGCGGAGTGCTGTTGCTGTGGATGTTCGCTGCGGGACTGGCGGTCGCCACTCTGTGCTCAAAGCACGAAGAGAAGCCGGCGGCTCCCAACCTGAGCGAAGCGCCCGTCTGCACCAGCACCGTTTCATGCCCGTTCCCCTCAGCGAGGCACAATGAGCAACCTGCTCCGTGAATACATCCAAGAAGTCCTGGTAGGCTTCGGCAACAAGCAGTTCGGCAAAGACGGAGTCGGTGGACCCGTCTACCCGACCTCGACAGGAGACGCTGGAGTGAGACCTGGAGCGAGTTCAAACGTCCTCGAAGACGAGGCGGCCGAAGAAGCAGCGCAGCAACAGGACGCCAAGTGCGCCGCGTGTTGCCTGATCCTGACCGACGATGGCCATGCTCTGGCAGTGTCACGGAAGGACGACCCGACCGCGTTCGGCCTGCCCGGTGGCAAGGTCGATCCCGGTGAGACTCCCGAGCACGCTGCGGCCCGCGAGCTGCAGGAGGAGACGGGCCTGACTGCATCGAACCTGCACCAGGTCTTCGTCCGTCGTGATGCCGATGGCTTCGTCACCTACACCTTCGCCTGCGAGGTTGAGGGTTCGATCAACACGCCAGAGAGCGGCGTCATCCGGTGGGTGAAGCCCTCGGTGCTGTTCGCTGGGCCCTTCGGCGAATACAACAAGCGCCTCTGGAAGAAACTGGGTCTCCCGGTCGAGTGACCTTCGTTGCGTGGCGGAGTACCTTGCCACAATGAGCGACGAGAGCGTCAAGAAGGACATCGGCATCGAGGACCTGTTCGACATGGCGGACCGCGAGGGAGTCGCTGTTGCCACCATCAAGGACGGGTACATGTTGGTCTTCACCAAGGGCCACCTCGAGCGGATGCTCGACATGTGCACCAAGAAGGGCCAGGACCGCTGCGCCGTCTTCGTCCAACACAGGCAGTTCAAGAACTGACCATGCGTGCTGAACCCGGTTTCGCTCGGTCACTACGAGAAGAGTTGGCACACGTCCTGCCCGAGTTCCAGGAGCGCGTTCACCGGCCCGGTGCCCTCACCGACGAGGAACTGATCCGGATGACGACGAGGCAGGACGCAGATCCTGCAATGTACCTGCCCGATCACCCTGATGCCAAGAGCGTCTACAGCTACGGCGATGTCACTGCTGCTGACGAACAGCAGGGCGATGAGATGATCCAGAAGGGTGAAGTCGCTTTCGTCGTCCTGGCGGGAGGGCACGGCACTCGGGCGGGTGGCCCAAAGGTCTTCGCCAAGATCCCGGGCGTGGAGACCAGCTTGTTGGCATGGAAGCTGATGCAGGGTGGGGACATGCCTGTCTGGATCATGACGTCGCCCGACATGCAGAACAGCGTCGCTCATCACATGAAGACGCTGGCCCTGTCACCACGGACCTGCGGGACAATCTTCACCCAGTTCGAAGGTTACAGGCTGACGCCGGACAACCGACTCTCTCAGGTGGCACCTGGCGTCCCGGACCTGTACCCGCTCGGCCACGGGGACGTAGGACCTGCTCTCGTCGAGAACGGTGTCCTGGACGAGAACCCTAACGTCAAACACATCTACGTCTGCAACGTCGACAACGTCCTGGCTTCGCCCCACTCCGGCTTGCTGGGCTTCCACAAGCGCCAGGGCGCCAACGTCACTGTCGAGGTCGTAGATCGCCAGCCTGGAGACAAGGGAGGAGTGCTGGCCTACGTCAACAACCGGTTGCAGGTCGCTGAGGACTGGAGGTTGCCTGCCGGCTTCGCTGACGAGGCCAAGTGGCACAACACCAACACGATGATCATCGACACCAGCGTGTTGAAGGCTCACGTCGACTGGCGCTGGCACCGGACTCGCAAGCAGGTCGGGACCCGCCTCGTCATCCAGCACGAGCGCTTGCTCCAGCAGTACACGGAGGAGTTCCCGACCCAGTTCGTCCATGTGCCCCGCCGAGCTCGCTACCAGTCGATCAAGACTGCTGACGACCTCGAAGCGGCGGGAAAGCTGCTGACCAGCTACAAGTACGCCTGAGGTGTCAAAACGCCGTTGGTTGTGGTAGGGTGCTCACATGGAGCTCGTGTACCTCGGCATCATTTGTTTGACGCTCATCATCCTCGTCACCAACGTGGCGGGTCATGTCGCAGCGACCAAGAGGCGTGCCGCTGAGCTGAAGGCTGAGGTTGACAAGAGGCAGATCGAGTCGGCGTTCCCGCCCGAGAAGCCCGAGAAGCCATCGCTGGAACAGCAACAGTTCGACCTCAAGCGTGACCGAGAGCAGCAAGAGATTGACGCTCGGCGTCAGGCTGTCCAACAGGTCTTTGACGCGAAGAAGCAAGCGTTGGACCACGTGTTGAACCGACGGGCAACGCTGGAGGCTCGCATCGACGAGGCTCGGGGGCGAGTGGTGGGCTATGCTGACAAGCAGTATGCTCAGTACCGCACTGACGCGCTTCACGCGATTGAAGATGCGAGAAAAGAACAAGCTGAGCTTGTTGCGCAACAGGCAGAACTGTTGGACCTGATCCAGAGAGGTGACGATGAATCCCAAGTGGACGCCGCCACGAAGCCCGTTCGGGTTGATCCAGGAGGACCTGTGGCCGAACGAATGGATGATCCTGATTTCGTGCATGATGCTGAATCAAACGTCGAGGAAGCAAGTCGAGAAGGTGCTGCCTGAGTTCCAGCGCCGGTGGCCTGGGCCCCGGCAGTTCATGGAAGCCAATGTTGCCGACATCGTCAACGTCTGCAGGTCGCTCGGCTTCGCCAACCGTCGCACCGTCAACATGCGAAAGATGACGGAAGCGTACCTCGCCGGCGGGTGGAAGCACGCTCGTGACCTGCCCGGCATCGGTGAGTACGGCGCCCGATCATGGGAGATCTTCTGCCAGGGCATCATCGGCGACGAGCAACCCAACGACCACGCTCTCACCGACTACTGGCGCTGGTACACTCAACGGGAGGCCAAGTGAGCAACGCTGCAAAGATTCTGAAGGATGCCAGGGTCAAACCACCACGAGCACCACGCGCCAAGAAAGTCAAGGCTGACCTCGGCAACTTGCCCCTCGCGGTCGAAGATGGGAAGCTCAGGGTCAAGCTCGACGGGAAGATCATCTTCCAGCGGACGTTGGACGGCAAGACCAAGCTCCACGAGGGGTTGGTCAAGAGCGCGCCCGATGACAAGGGGATCATCACCGTCTGGGACGACACCAGGAAGCAGTGGTACGCCTTCGACCTGAAACAGGCCGACCACGTCAGAACTGCCTCAGTCAGCGAGCTGGCGGAATCACCCGCTCGTGCACCATGAAGGCACGGATGCTGTCGGCCGGGATCAGGTAACCGGTGTTGGGGACCTGGCGACTGATAGCGTCTGCCGTGCCGACGAGGTTTCCGTCAGCATCGAAGGCTCCACCGCCTGAGTTGCCGAACCAGATCGGGGCCGTCACCTGGATGACGGGGTAGACGTGGCCGTTGTGATCATCGAACTCGGGGCGTTGGGCTGACACGTACCCGTGGACGTATGTCCACCACATGCCAGCGGGGTGACCGACGACGTTGATCTCTTCGCCGTCATGGACGGCACCTGTTCGGAGCGGCGCGTAGGGGTGGCTGCCCGGTTCGCTGGCAATCACCAACGCGATGTCGTTGTCCCAGTTGACTGCTTTGACGACGGCGGTGTGGTATGTTTCATGCTTCGTGGTGATGTCGCCACGCAACGAGTAGTACAACGTCTGGCCTACAGGGTTCCAGCGCTGGTCCTCCTTCGTCGGGTCCTGTCCGTTGTGCAGCATCTGCAGGAGTTTGAGCAGCTTCGACGCTGGATCTTCGGGGTCAACGGGATCTGCTTTGGGCTTGCCAATGTCATCGACGCAGTGCGCCGCAGTCAACATCACGTCGTTGCTGACCCACACCGCTGAGCAGTACGCGCCGAGGATGATCTTGGCGTCTTCTGGGATCTCGTCAGGGGTGTCGTAGTGGACGGGCTTGTCATCGTCCTTGCGTTCCTTGTCGTACCAGCGGACCAGAGCGGGCGTCTCCTGTTCGAGCTGCTGGACCAACGCTACTTGTGACGCAGGGATCACAGCAGAAGTCTTCGACCAGACACAGCAGGCCGGCAAGAGTACAGCACCAGCCCACAGCAAGATCCGCCGCATAACGCACCTCTATGATCATAGCTATACGTCTTGGGCGCAAGTACATGTACCGCGGTGTGACGCTGTGGTACAGTGAGTCATGCCCGAAGGACCCGAAGTCAGGCGCAGCGCGGATTACCTCAGCAAGTTGCTGGTCGGAAAACATCTGCGTTCGGTGGGAGTCAACAGGAACCACGGCGGGAGCAACGGCGGGCGTTACGCCAACAGAGATCCTGAAGGGATGGCTGAGCTCAATGCCTGCCTCACTGGAACGCAGGGCCTGCGCATCCATGCCGTGGATTGCAAGGGCAAGTTCATGTACTGGTCGATCGGGGACGGGTGGTGGGTCTGGTGCACCTACGGGATGAGTGGGCAGTGGACCACCCAGAAGCCTGACAAGCACACGGCGTTGACCCTGTGGGTCGATGACGGCAACCGCTACGGCACCGGCTTGTTGGCGCTCAACTTCCGGGACCCACGGCACTTCGGGACGGTCAAGTTCGTCTATGATCCCGGCGATGTCCTGACCAAGAAGAAGCTGGCATCACTCGGACCGGACATGCTGAAGAATCCGCCCAACGAGTTGGAGTTTCAGCTCCGGCTGTCCCGTCGAGCGAACAAGACGATCGCTGAAGCTTTGATGGACCAGAGCGTCGTGTCAGGCGTCGGCAACTACGTCAAAGCTGAAGCCCTGTACTTGGCTGAGATCTCTCCACACCGGCTAGTTAGCTCGCTCACTCCCAACGAGAAGAAACAACTCCGCCAGCAGATCATCAATGTGATGGGAGCAAGCTACAACTCGGGTGGAGCAACCATCAGCACCTACCGCAACGTTGATGGTTCGAAAGGTGGGGCCCAGAGGCGCTTTGCGGTGTATGGTAATCCTACGGACCCGATGGGCAACCCGGTCGTGAAGGAAGAGACCAAGGACGGTCGTACCACTCACTGGGTGCCTGCGATCCAGCACTGACTACTATGAACACGAACAACACGAACTATCCCTGCCAACCGCAACCCTGCAGGCACTGCGGCCACTGTCCCCATTGTGGCCAGCCAATGCCCGGCGTCGCCGGTCCCTACTACCCGTCGTGGCCGTATGGGCCCTACTACCCGCCCTACAATCCGCAGCCGATCTACCCGCAGGTGCAGCCCTGGCAGCCGTACCCCGGTGACATCTACATCGGTGACCCGCCCCCGGGTACGGGCCCGATCGTCACTTGCTCGACGACGTACGTGAACTGATGCGGGAAGTCTGCCCGGACTGCAAACGAGAACTCGCTAACGAAGACGATGAGGGGGTCCACAACACCGGTGAGTGTGGTTGTGAGACGGCCCGAAAGCTTTGCTGGCGAAGGTGGCACAGGAACAACGAGTGCCGCCGATACTCGATCTACGACCCTGAGTATGGTTTGGCCGGTGACTGAAGGAACACGCACATGACGAAACCCAACAAGACTGAGATCATCTTCCTCGTCGACCGCAGCGGGTCGATGTCGTCCATCGCCGCCGCCATGACCAGCGGCATCGAGGAGTTCATCCAGAAGCAGAAGGCGGTACCGGGCGAGTGCCTGGTGTCCCTCTACGACTTCGACGACGTCTACGAGACCAAGTACGAGGCGAAGACGCTGTGGAGCGCTCCCAAGTACGTGCTCGAACCCCGCGGCATGACAGCTCTCTACGATGCGATCGGCAAGACGGTCGCCAACGTCGGTGAGCGTCTCCGCAGGACCCCCGAAGCGGAGCGGCCCAGCCAGGTCCTCTTCGTCATCGTCAGCGACGGTGGTGAGAACAGCAGCCAGGAGTTCCAGGGTGAGCTCGGCCGCAAGCGCATCTTCGACACGATCACCCACCAGCGCACCAAGTACTCGTGGGAGTTCATCTTCCTCGGCGCCAACCAGGACGCGTACCAGGTCGGCACCAGCCTCGGTGTCCACGCTTCGAACAGCGTGTCCTACACTGCGGCAGCGGGCACGACCAAGAGCCTGATGTCGAGCCTGTCGGCCAACGTCGCCTCGTACCGCAACAGCGGCAGGGGTGTCATGGAGAACCTGTACGACCAGGCGGCGTACAACGCAGCGTCGGGCGACAACCTCGGCGGGAACAACCCGTTCGGTGGCACCGTCCAGAGCGGCGTGACCAAGTTCGATCCCAGCACCCTCGCGGGTCTGGCACCCACCCCCGCCCCGGCTCCTGCCGACCCGGCGGATTCGTCCAAGAGCTGATTCGATTCCGTTCCTCCCAACCGGGCCCGGGGTGCACGCTCCGGGCCCGTTGTTGTATGCTGGTCTCGCACCCACAGGAGACCACATGCTCTACCGAATCCTCACTCTCATCGCGATACTCGGAATCGTCGCGCTCAACACGGGCTGCGGCAGCCAGGACATCCCGCCGGCTCACAAGGGTCGCCTCTTCAACAAGACCGGCGCGGCAGCCTTCTACTCGGGAGGCAACGGCTTCGAGGGACCCATCCTGAACCCCGGCACCCAGTACACCGGCATGTACAACGAGGTGCGGACCATCGACTGCTCGACGCGGACCTTTAAGGAGCCGATGACGAGCATGACGAAGGACGGCGTCCAGTTCGCCCTCGACGTGTACATCACCTGCAGCGCCAACTGCGAGAGCGACAAGGCGGTCGAGACCCTGCTCAGCAAGCTCGCCCCGGTCGGTGCGACGGCCGCGGCGGCGCCCGGACCCGGAGCGGGCAACGCGACTCCCGACGAAAAGGACCCGGTCGAGACCGACCCCGACAAGGCAGTGACGTCGCGGCAGGTCTACAACACCTACATCAGGCCCGCTCTCGGTGAGGCGGTCCGGCAGGCCGTCGCCTCCTACGATGCGAATGACCTCAACTCCCACCGCCAGGAACTCTTCGACAAGATCCAGGTGAAGCTCACTTCGGACCTCGCGCCGCCTCCCCACAAGGACAACGTGCCCGATGTGCCGGCACTGGTCAACGTGGTCAACTTCAACCTGTCGAACTTCAAGCTTCCGGACGAGATGGCACAGGCGGCCGCCGACCGGGCGACCCAACAGGTCCTCCGCGACAAGGCCATCGCTGCCCAGGAGACGGTGAAGGCCGAGACTGACACGGCGAAGCTGGCCGTCGCCAAGACCTCGGCCGAGGCAGAAGCGGAAGCGGCAAAGATCCGCGTCATCGGGAAGGCGTTGCACGAAAACCCGGAATACTACATCCGTGACGTATACTACTATGCTGCCGACAAGGGAGGCAGCGTCATGCTGCCGGGGAACCCGAACCAGATTCTCCAGATGACGGTTCCGGCCCACAAGTGAACCATGGTCGCAGCTGACATCATCCTCTTGGTCACCGTCCTCGGGCTGTTGGGCATCGGCGGAAAGTCGCTGTTCTCGGCCTGGGGAACGGCCCGAGAAAACTCGAAGCTGAAGCGGGCAGAGGAAGCCAAGCTCCGAGAAGATCTGCGACAAGCGCTTGCATCTGGCAAGCGCAAGAAGCTCGAAGACTTCCTGATCCTCTGGGGTGACAAGCTCACCAAGGAAGTCAAGGAGCACGTCCAGCAACGCATCAACGACATCATCTGCGAGGAGTGACCCAGTGTCCAAGAAGATCCCCGACACCGACAACGTCTTCACCCAGCTCGAGGCAGCCCTGTGCTTGCTCGCCCGGGCCAAGGGCGAAGCCCCTGCGAAGCAGTACTTCTTCAAGTCGACCCCGAGCACGGCCCAGCTCCAGCTGGACGGCGGCACCTTCAACATCGTCCTGACCACTCAGGACCCGCCGGGCGCGGGGGATCCCGAGGGCCAGGGACGCACCGGTGGCTGAGATCCCGACCTGCACTGATCCTGAGTGTGTCTACGTCAAGCAAGGCGTTGAACACACCTGCGACACGTGTAGCCAGGTCGCAACGTCGAAGTGCTCCTGCTGGAAGCAGTACCTCGCAACGAAGCCGTACACAGCAGCGAACGTCAGGCAGGCGGTCGAGAACAACCTCGACCGCCTGTTTGCGCCTTGGATGGTCGGCCGGCCTGAGAACTACTCACCAGGACCCGACACCAAGCTACTGGTCTCGCTGGGCTACTGGCTCACCGAAGAGCTGGCGAAGATCGGAGCGAACGAAGCCGATCGCCGGACCCAGGAGTGGAAGTACAATCGGCTCAGCAGGACTTACGACATCTGGGAGACAGCCGCCGAGTGCCTCAATGACGTGCTCGAGGGCAGGGTCGAACAGAACCGCGTCGGTCACCGGAGGTGGGGATGAAAGGCAACGGAGAGTTCTCGATCGGGGGCCAGGTGTGGCCGGGGACCAGCAAGCTCGTCGAAGAGTTGGGCGAGCTGGGACAAGTGCTGGGCAAGCTGATCGGCTCCCACGGAGAGACTGACCACTACGACGGCAGCGACCTTCGCCAACGCATGGTCGAGGAGATCGGAGACGTGCAAGGCGCCATCCTCTTCTTCCTCGAGCACAACATGACCGAAGCCGAGAAGGATCGGGTCGCCGAGCGGGCACACAAGAAGTTCGAGCTCTTCGAGAAGTGGCACCGAGAGGGCAAGTGAAGCAGTGCGCCGACATCCGCTCCGGGAAGAGCAAGATCAGCGGGCGAGGCTTGTTCGCCCGTGTCATGCTGAGGCCCGGCATCCCATTCAACGATGACCCGGCACGGAAGCACGGCTTCAACCACTCGTGCCAGCCCAACTGCATCATCGTCAGGAACGACAAGGGCGGTGTCTGGTTCGTCATCCCGCTGCGGATCATCCTGCCGGGCGAGGAGCTGACGCTCGACTATCGCAACGGGCACAAGCCCCGCAAACATGGGAGGTGGCTGATGTCACGTCCACCGCGCGACTGCCGGCCGTGTCGCTGTCCGTCGTGCATGGAGAAGCGATGAAACACCGTAACGACAACATGCTGCTTCGCATCGCACAGGGCGATGCCTACGCTGCGGCGATCGAGTACGTCAAGCCCAAGGAGCAACCGGAGCTCTACGAGGGCATCCGCAGGTTCGAACGGTACCTGCAGCACCCGACCCACACCAAGCTCCGGCCGGGCATGTACACCGACGACACCCAGATGTCGATCGCGCTGACTGAGCTCCTGCTGGCCAAGGGCCGGGCAGCGAAGCACGAGGACTTCGTCGAGGCGTGGTTCCATGCTTTCAAGCGGGACCCCCGCGACGGGTACAGCCGCAACTTCCAGTCGATCCTCGAGTCGGTCAAGACCAGCGACGAGCTCCGGCTGACGCTCAGGCCCGACTCGACCAAGAACGGGGCGGCGATGCGGAGCGTGCCCCTCGGCGTCATCCCCGACCCCGAGTGGGTCAAGACGATGGCGATGCGCCAAGCAGGCACCACCCACGCAACCTACGAGGGTGTGACGTCGGCAGTGGCAGTCGCCCTGATGTCGCACTATGCCCTCTACGACCGTCGAGACTTCTCCAGCATGCCCAGCTGGTTGGCAAACCAGATGCCGGTCTTTGAGCGTTTCCGTGAGCCCTGGGTGGGCCCGGTCACTGGCAAAGCCCAAGGCTCGCCCTATGACGTGGGCATGAACACTGCGTGGGCAGTGCATACCTTGCTGACGACCCAGACGAGCCTGATGGGCATCATGCGACAGGTCATCGACTGGGGCGGGGACACCGACAGCGTCGCCGCCATCGCATGGGGGATTGCATCGGCTCGTTTCCACGACGAGCTTCCAGAGTTCCTCGAGCGAGACCTCGAGGCGCAAGGCAACCTGAAGTACGGACCCGAGTTCCTCAAAGAGCTCGGCAAACGTTTGATGGAGACACCGATATGACCACAAGGATCGACAACGTCTGCTGGGTTCGGCCCGATCAAGCAAACCTCACCATCGATGCACGCGATGCCAAGCGCTTGATCGACAAGTACGAGGATGACTTCCCGGAGTACTGCTTCCTCCGCGATCTGGAGGACAAGATCAGCCAGAGCACGAAGGAGAAGGTCAAGTGCCGCTGCGGCACCCAGAGCTACGGGAACGCCAAGTTCTGCCGCGAGTGCGGCACCAAGCTCGAGAAGAAGTCGCTCAATGACCTCGAGCTCAACGGCATCGACTGGCACGACGACGACTACGAATCGTATGCTGCCAACACCTTCTTTCCCGTCTTCGTCGAGAAGGTGGTCCCCTGCCTCCGGGGCTACGCCGAGTGCGAGGTCACCTACGGTGACGACAACGATGACGATGAGGACATCAAGTTCAAGACGGCGCACTTCATCATCAACAACGGCGAGCTGACCTGGTGCGAGATCCGCCTGCAGCCGGGCGCGGAAGCCCCGACCTTCGAAGCCAACGATCCCTACCGGGACAACGGCGACGAAGAAAACGATGACGAGGACGATGACGAGGACCGGTGAAAGCCCAATCGTCATAATGGTAGGAGACGGACATGGCAATCATCAACATCAAGGGACTCGACAAGGCGGAACTCCTCGCGGAGTTTTACAACGCTTCACAGCCGATGGGCATGGGCTTCCTGCAGGCTCGTTCTGGGGTCATGACCCGTGAAGACGCGCTCAAGATCATGGAAGCGGGCGACGATTCGTCTCGCATGTTCCCGGGGATGCGTGGACCGCGTCTCTATTTCGATTACGTCTACGGACGACCCCTCAAGATCGACTTGAGCCGGGACGAGATGGAGACCAGGCTGTTCGACCGTGACAACGGTGAAGGCCGCGGCGAGCGTTGCATCGAAGCGGTGAGAGCACGTTCAGCCGGATGAGCTGTGTGCACGCTCATCATCCTCAACGAGGTGACGCCAGGTTACCCGCTGATCGTCGCGGCCAATCGTGACGAGCAGTACGACCGTCGGTCGTCGCCGCCGGTGATCCGAGAGCTGCCGGGCCTGTCCCTCATCTGTCCGACCGATGAGGTGAGGGGCGGGACCTGGATCGGCGTCACCGACTGTGGGTGGTTCGTCGGCATCACCAACCAGGACGACGGGAAGCACGACGACAACAAGCTGTCTCGTGGCCAGCTGGTGAGGCGCCTGTTGACGTCCCCGACGCACACCGAGGCCGCCGCGGTGTTGGCCCACGTTGACCCCTCTCAGTACAACCCGTTCAACCTTGTCTTCGGTCGTCCCGGAGCGATGTTCTTGAGCCGCGTCCTCCCCGGCAAGCCCATCGAGATGGAGCCGCTCCCAACAGGAGTCAGTGCAGTCAGCAACGACTGTTGGGGAGACAGGTACGTTGAGAAGACGGGGTGGCCCGGGCCATGGCTTGGAGCCTGACGGACGAACCCACCATCACCGACATCGTACAGGTTCGGTCGCGCCTGATGACGACGTTGGCTTCCCACTTCTCCCACCGTCAGGCGAAAGACGATCCGTTCCAGGCAGTGTGCGTCCATGCCGACGAACACTGCTTCGGCACTGTCAGCTCCTCCCTCATCACCGTGTCCAATCAAGGACTTGTGGAGTACTGGTACAAGGACGGGCCAGCGTGTCAGCACAACCCGCTGACTCTCGTTGGTCGCATGGCTCGCCAGGAAACACATGAGTGAGATCCCAGCAACTGATGCGTTGGACCACGCCAGCACCCGGACCATCAAGGTCGGTGGTGCTGATGTGCGTTTGACGTTGATGCGCATCTTCAACATCATCAAGGAGAGTTTCCAGCGAGGCGGGCCGGACGCAGTCGTCACGGTCACCATCACTACCCACGTTCCGAAGAGGAGGTTGACGGCCTGATGGGCACCAAGTGGGAAGACGTAGCCGACGAGTTCATCAACGCTCCGGATGATGAAGATACCGAGCTCATGGAGAGTGGAGAGATGGGAAAGAAGAGTGGCGTGATGCCTGAGGACGATGAGACACTGCTGAAGCAGGTGCAGGAAGTCCCGTTGGTCGAAGAGATCCGGCGTTTCCTCAGCGTCCACAAGGTCAAGCGCGCCTTCGCCTTGGGCACCGAGCTGTTCACTGCGGCGACGCCGTTCCTCGACAAGCCGTCCTGGTGGACCGCGGGCAAGGCTGCGTTCGCCATGGGCAAGACCATGATCGAAGACGTCGAGGTCTACAACGAGGACTTCTTCGCGGGAGACGAGTGGACGGAGCCCTACAGCCAGGATTTCACCCAGACGTTGCTCCACGTGTTGCAGCGTTTCCCGTACGAGAAGATCAAGACGTCGGTGGAGAACACCTTCATCCGCCTGGTCGAACTCCCCAACGGGATCAAGGTCGGTTGGTCCTACAGCGGCAAGCTCCAGTTGGTCGACAACATCTACGTCGAGACTGACCGCTTGGACGAGGCCAAGGAGTACATCAAGCAGCTCCTGTGGGAGCAGTTCAAGGGCAAGAGCCTGGTGATGCGGAAGAACAACCGCCTCGTCCTCAAGGACAACGAGGCCCGCGTCATCTTCGAAGAGGACGATGCCTTCGAGTCCAAGCTGTCCAAGCGAGCCACCGAATACGCCAAGTACCTGCAGCGCCCCCTGGACGCGGGCGTTCCCCGCAGCGTGATGTTCTACGGTCCTCCCGGCACCGGCAAGTCGACGCTGGCCCGGACCATCATCGAGCTGATGGGCCTTCGGTCGTTCCGCATCCGTATCGCTGACCTCGGCCAGCTCGACAACTCGACTCTGTTCGAGGCGCTCAACATCTTCCAGCCGGACGCGGTCATCTTGGATGACTTTGACCGGACTCACCACCAAGCGCAGCTCCTGGAGACGTTGGAGTACTTCCAGGAGAAGGTGAAGCTGGTCATCGTCACCGTCAACAACAAGCGGAAGCTGGACGATGCTCTGCTCCGGCCCGGTCGCATCGACGAGCTCGTCCTGATCGACAAGATGGACGAGGAGGTGGTCAAGCACTGCCTCGGCGAGTACGCCGATGGGTTCGAGCTCGTCAAGGACTGGCCCATCGCCTTCATCAATGAGTACGTGGTCCGGCGGACCTACCTCAACCGAGAAGAAGCAGCCGAGAGCGTCAAGGAGCTGGCAGCTCGCGTCAAGAAGTTGGAGAAGTACCGGGACGAGGACGACGACGGCATGCAACGCATGATCGCGATGCTGAAGGCAGCCACGACAACTAAGCCTGCGGACGCTCCGGTCGAGACGTCGACCGCATCATCTCCGGATGAGTGTGAGATCTCTCCCGACATGCTCAAGGACGTGATGGACGAGTTCCGGAAGGACATCGGCGTCCCCCCGGAGGCGGCCGACGAAGGCGATACCCCTTTCGACGAAGACGGGATGCTGGACTCGGGGAGCTGACCAAGAAGCGAGCTGAGGACAGGACCTGGAAGAAACTCCGGGAGGCCTTGAAGGAACGCCGCCGCACTATCCGGGAAGACCTCAAGAAGCAGCTGAAGAAGCGAAAACGGTGACTGTCGCAGATACGTAGAGATACGATGGTAACATCATGGACTTCTTGGAGACATCACCACCCAGCCTGACGAAGACGAACCTCAGCGAACCCACGACACACGCCGGGAAGACCGGCGTGTTGTCATTTGGGCACGAGGTGTTGACATGAGCTCCGGCGGCCTACTTAGAGTTGACATGGCTACACGCAACGCTGCCAACCTGCCCGAGAGGAAGGAACGCTGCACTGAGTTCCAGTTGCACGAGGGGGCCACGCCTCGCAACGTTGTCGACTTCACCGAGAAGAAGTTGCTGCGGTACGCCAACAAGACCAACGACCAGCAACAGAAGCTGGTTCTCATGGCGATGATCGACGACTACAAGAAGGGCAACATCGCTGTGGCGTGGCGCAGGGGCCAGCCGGTCTACATCAGGGTCACCAAGGAAGCATGACTCCCCGAGCTCAGAAGCTCATCGAACTGACCAAAGAGCTGGCCGACCTCATTCCGGCCTTCCCCGGCACTCCACGCGGCGAGAAGTTCGCAAAGATTGAGGCCGAGGTCGTGAAGATCTCCGAGTCCCTCACGCCGGCGGAGATGCAGGAAGTCAACGACACCCTGGGCATCTTCTTTGAGACCTGACCGGGACGACTACCAACCCACCAACCGCGAGAAAACGAGGGCACCCAAGAGGGGCTTCACGTACTGCGGGGGCTGCGACGGCTGCTTGGTCGGCGACGGACAAACGTGTCCGAACTGTGGGTGGGAGAACGGGACACACAGGGCTCCCGCTCGAGACGCACGGCATTCCTGAACAGGTGACTCGCTCGGGTGTAGGATCCGGGCATGAACCAGTTCCAACCGTCGTCCACTGAGATCGTTTTCGAGAGCGACGCGCGCAAGCAGCTCGCCGCAGGCCTCGACAAGGCCGCCAATGCCATCGGCTGCACCCTGGGCCCGAAGGGCAAGACGGTGCTGATCCAGCGACCCGGTACTGCTCCCCTTGTCACCAAGGACGGAGTGACGGTGTCCAAGGCGATCCGCCTCAAGGACCCAGTCGAGGGAATGGGTGCTGACCTCGTCAAGGAAGCTGCCAGCCAGACCAACGACGTGGCGGGCGACGGGACGACGACGGCGAGCGTGTTGACCCAGGCGCTGGTCCGCGAAGGGATGAAGCTGGTCGAGGCTGGGTCTTCGGCTCTGGCTGTGTGCAGGGGCATCAACGCCACCGTCGACCTGGTCTTGGACGAGCTGAAGAAGAGCGCCAAGGCAGTGACGACGGACGAAGAGATCGCTCAGGTCGGCACCATCAGCGCCAACGGAGACGCGAGCATCGGCCGGCAGATCGCCGAGGCGATGGCGAAGGTAGGCCGCGACGGAGTCATCACCGTCGAAGATGCCAAGGGCATGCAGACGACGATGGAAGTTGTCGAGGGCATGCAGCTGGACCGCGGCTACGTCAGCCCCTACTTCGTCACCGACCCCGAGCGGATGCGGGCGGTCTACGAGAACGCCCTGGTCCTCGTCACCGACAAGAAGATCTCGAGCTTCAAGGACATCCAGTCGACGCTGGAGACGGTCCTCCGGGTCCGGCAGCCGTTGCTGATCATCGCTGAAGACTTCGAAGGAGATGCGATGACGGGCCTCGTCATCAACCGCGTCCAGGGCAAGCTCCCGGTAGTCGCCGTCAAGGCACCTGGCTACGGGCAGCACCGGCAGGACCTGTTGGCTGACATCTGCGTCCTGACGGGGGCTACGCTGGTCTCCAGCGCGACGGGCCTCGCCCTCGACAAGGTTCAGGGCAACCACCTCGGTTCGGTCGCCAAGCTGGTGTCAGACGCAAAGGTGACCACGGTCGTCGGCGTCGGCAAGACCAAGGAAGCAGTCGGCAAACGCGTCGAGGAGATCAAGGCCCAGATGGCCGACGTGTCGCTGTCTCAGGACGAGCTGACGAAGCTCCGGGTCCGTGCAGCGAAGCTGGCTAACGGTGTCGCGGTGATCCGCGTCGGTGGCGCGACCGAGATCGAG